AACTGACGGAGAGCCGCAGTTGCAGTACGACTCAATCCGCCAATCATATGAATGAGTCCAAGGCCATAAAATCCTAGTCCTGGCAGAAATTTGAAATGGACAAAATATTGGATTTTAAGTTTCTTTGGATCATTGGGCGCGAAGTTCCTTCTTATCGAAAGGACCTTCCGACTACCTTCTTCGATTGTTACGATGTAAGGTAATTTTATTCCGGTTGGTTCTCCGTCGGGACCAACATCTTCGAATCCTTCTAGATCTAGATTAACGTGGCATTCTAGAACTGTATACATAGGTTCGACTCTTTGGGATTTTGTAATTCCTTCTACTTCTCTCTCTTTTTCCTTCAGCTCATTAGTAATAGTGCCTTGAGGTTTTGTGAGTTCAATATCTGAATAAAATCCCGCGACTTGTTGCTTACGCAAGTCATTTTCGGAAATTTTTAATACATGGATGACCGCTTCCGCATCGTCTAATGAGGTAGCCGTATACGGAACAACGAGATCATCTGCGGGAACAAACTTCGATACAGCTCGTCCCAGTAAGTCGTCATAATAAACTTTTTTAAATGTAGAACCTGATAAAGGTAAATAAAATAACATTTGATCAAACTCAGGCTCGTACTCTTTCATTTGATCCATCAATTGATAGTTCATGAAATTTTTCACTCTTTGAGACTGTTGTTCTTTCATCGGGTTCGACGCACCCATGACCATGGTTCTTACAGGTCCATCTGCGGGTAATAATTCTTTATAAGCTAAAGCTTGAAATTGAGTAACGGCTTCCGCTAAAACAGGGTGAGTAGCACCACTAGCTCCTTGAAAAGGTTGTGTTCTGTTATCGTATTTAAATCCTAAAAGATCTAAACCAACAATGTAAGCTCTTTCCCAATCGCCACGGGAAAATTTATATTCTCTGTAATCGTTTTGTAATTGATTTCCAATTTTGTCTGTAATGTCTTCGGGTAATAAATCATTTAGATTTGCAAAGGGATCTCCACCTTCAGGCATCGTTACGGCGTTCGGATCAAAATCAATGGTTGCACCGGTTTCATCTTCGGTAATTTCGACGGGTCCTTTAGGTGTTTCTTCCGTAAGATTAACAACCTGATCTACAACTTCTTCGTCTGGTCGTTTAACGTTAGGGAGACCTTTATCAATATCTGCCATATTTTTTCTCCGGTATTGGTTTATCTTGTTTTTTATCTTTAATCAACCCCTGAGAATTAGGTCCTCTTAAAGGCGGGATTGCCTTCCATTTAACATGTTTCATGTTTTTTACAAGGGTTGGATTTTCTTTTACCATTTCTTTTTTAAACTCACAATTCCACCATCAAAATAGGATACACGGCCCCCGGATGCAAAATCATCTGGAACAGGTTCGTCCAAAAGATGTTCAGGAGCCATGTGTCCCTGTTTATTTTCTATATAATCTATTTGCTCCATTGTGTCTTGATTAATCTTTTTAACTTTATCTGTTTTCTTTTTAGTAGTTACAAAGTCTTTCATAGTTGGTTTTTTACCTTCAGCATAATTTTTAACTCTTGTTGTATCTGAAAATAAGTCATCTACACTGCCCACAATATTTTCTCCATCAAATTCTATATCACCATCCCAATTCACAACACGAGGTTCGGTTTCCACAGCTGAAAATTCTGATTTTGTTTTTTGACCTGCCATTTTACCTTCATCAATAACTGAAGAAGCTTTATAATCTAATTGAATAGGTGCTTCACCCATATTGGATACGGAATCTACTTCAACTCGAATATCTCCTGTATCTAAATCTCTATAAATAGTAACTTCGTCTGGAGATGCAGAACCGGTATCTATTTTTTTAGTATGAACCACTTGTCGTTCTTGTGTAGCAAGTTTTGTAGTGACATCATCACCTTCTTTTATAACTTTGTTTACCAGCGCTGGAAACCATGAAGGCATACCTTGTGTATTTGTTGCAATATCCACGCCTGTTTTGACAGCAGCTTTTTTACCAACGGCTTTGCCAAAAAGAGAAATACCTGATTTAGCTCCAGCCGTACCAATACCAAGAGCAGCGAGAATTTTTAGAAAAGTTCTTCGTCCCATGCTGCCACCTGCAAAAGATACACGACCGCCTTTTTTAAATTCTGGAAATTGAGCAGACGTCGCTGCTCTTTCTTTAGCCTTCTGTTCTTGCATAGCTTTTTGTTTAGCCTTAGCTATTTCAAAATCGCCAAAAGCTTTAGCTGATTTTTCTGGATTGTAATATTCATTTCGAGGTCCTTCAAGAAAAGGTGCAAGTTTATCTGTAAAAGCTAATTTTGCGTCAGATAAAACTTTTGCTTGAGCTTTTTGAAATTTATTTTCATCCATACCCATTCTACTTTTTGGAAAAATACGTTCTTTGTAACCAAGATACTCATTTCGAGGCCCTTCAAGAATAGGTGTTTGTGTTAATCGGTCAATTTTTTCACCAGCTCTTAAAAGTGAAGGCACAGCACCTCCTTGAGAATCTTTTGGTAAAAGAGAAATGGCTTCTTCTTCTGCGTTCATGCCAAATAAACCAAAAGAAGCATTATTTATTATTTGAGCTGTAGATTTTCCATCTGCATAATCCATAGCTGCAAAAGGAAGTGCAAAACCTATTTCTCCTAAAATACCCCAACCTGTAATTGCTGCAACTCCTTTTAATTTACGCATGTTATTAGCAACTTTTGCAAATCTACTTAAAGCAGCTCTATCCCCAAGGGCTGCTTTTGATTTTAGTTCATTTATCGATTTTATATAGGCTCTTGGGTCATTACAATTAATTCCGTTGGCTAAGGCACATTTAATACCACTATTGCTTAAAATTTCGGTTACAGATTTTTTTGGTGAAAGGTCAAGTTTTGATCCTTGCAACGAATGAGCAGCTGCATTAGCAAATTTTTCGACAGGGCCTCCAACTTGTTTATACCCAATACCTTTAGTAGGAAAAGTTCCTTTAGGAACATTTGGTTGTAAGGTAACGCCTAACTCTTTTGCTTTTTTAATTATGTTTTTAACTTTAATATTATTAGCATCAGGATTTTTTTCAATAAAGGTTTCAGCCATCTTTTTAAAACCACCTTCACGATTATAAGGCCCTAAAATAAAATTTCTATTATAAGGAAGATCTTTTAATTTTCCTTTTTTAAAAATATCTCTTTGATGTTCTACTTCTACAATTCCTCTGTTTTTAATGTCATCTAATGTCGGTTTAACTTTTATAATATTTCCATCTTTAGATACCGTTGTAGAAAGTTTATCCATTAACGATTTATCTTTAAGAATTAAATCTGGATTTTGTCTTATTTTTAAATTTAAATCTCTATTATGTTTACGTTGTTCAAAATTAAGTGCTTGTTCTCGGTCCGTCATTTTTACCGGATCAGATGGATCAGCTTTTAGAACTCGTCTTTTACTTTTTCTTTCTGCCTTGGAAATAAGATCCCTCTGTCTTTTCTCGGGATCTTCGGCTCTTTTTATTTTTTTTCTTTTTTGAACATTTCGATTGTATAAAACATCAAAACTTTCTCCTACGTCTGCTTTAACCAATTCTTTGGCTTTTTGAAAATTAGGTATGGTGCCTACTTCTCTTGCATTAATATTTACGGGTGGAGTGTAAGTAGTGTCTTGAATCATGTTTCTTACAATATCGACATAAAACTCTACAGGTTTCTGCATTGCGATGGTACTTCCACGTTTATACCCGGGTCTTCCACCCTGGGCCATGAACCGTGGTTCTTGCCCCGGAGGTCTTGTTAACCAACCCATCATTTGTGCGTATTCTTGTATTTTCATTATTCTCCCAATAATCCCGGAAGACCACCAGAAGGCATTCTAACATTTTGATCGTCTTCACCGAGTAAATAGTTTAAACCTCTACCGGCTCTGCCGCCTGAGGCAAAATCAGTTCCAAATTGTTTATCTAACATGGGTATATAAATATCATTATACCAATCTTTCCACGATTTTGTTCCACCATCAGATTCATATTTTTTAAAATCTTGATAACCCCATTTATCCCAATCTTCACTGTAAGATGAAGCTAGTTTTACATTATTTTCTACTTCTCCTCCGTCAGCCATATTTTCTGGATCATCTGTTTTTTTCTTTTTTAAACGTTTAATGGCTGCTTTGTTATCAGCTTTAATTTTTGCAATGGCTTTGGGTGAATCTTTAAATAAAGTTTTATCTGTTGAACCAGGAAACATCTCTTTTCTTTTTTCTAGCGCTTTTTTAAATTGATTATTTATATTTTCAATAGCCGCTATACCTTCTTTTTTACCACCTTCAATGACTTTAGGAGTAAAACCTTGAAAAGCAGGTTTTTTGGATGTTAAAGGAGCGCCTTTCGTTTTGTTAAAATAGCGAACAGCTTCATTTTGAATATCCATAATTTCTTTAGCAGTCGCTGGCTCTCTTCCCATCTCTTGAACAAAGCGTCTGTGTAAAAAATTAATTACTTTTTGAAATTTTGTTATCATTAATAATATTCCCTTTTTATAGGCGGTTGTTTTTCGTCAAGATAGTCTTCAGGATGCTGAATAAATCCGCCCTGCCTGAAGCGCATCACAGCCATGGTCATAGAATCAACCAAGTCGTCATGATCACCGTGCGGGAATGCAGCGCATTCCTCAATTACCTCTTCTGCAAACTTCTGTTCCGGTGCCCAAATCATTCCAGATTCAAAAAGAGGAGCACATGTATTTACTCTCACATGCTTATCATTTCCTCGGCTGGGTGTAAAGGTCTGAACCGGAATATCCATTTGACGAAGCTCATAGGTTAGTGGCAGCCCCGAAGCCTTGGCTTCGATAATAACCATCTCGGGTTTCCAATATTTATACTGATCCAACGCCACACGACGCAGTTCGGGAAATTCATAACGCTCTTTAACACAATCCAAAAGAATTAGGTTCGCCGGTTTATCCTCTTCAGGATAAAACACTCCCCACGTGGTAATGGCAGAATAATCGGCGGTTTCTTTTTTCATAAACGCCGTATCATAAGACTGAATGACATAATGCAAATCCGGTGGAGCATCTTTGTCCCATTTACGCCACCATTCGCGTTTAATTAACGCTCCTTCTTCAGACGTTGGTTTCTGCATCCATTGCGCATTCCATTTACCCACCGGTAGTGTTGCTTTAACTTTTTCTAATTCTTTTTTGTTCCAATATTCAGGCCACACCGGTCCGTGGTCCATGAGTGCCGGAAATTCGACCACGTCCCACTGATCGCCTTTCACTTCTTTTTGATTATTCATTAAAATTCCTGTTAAATCTTTTTTACTCCAACGCGTCATAACCAATACAATTTGTCCACCCGGTTGAAGCCGTTGTCTTGGACCTGAGGTGTACCATTCATAGGCATTTTCAAATGCCGTTGCTGACATGGCATCTTGTTCAGAATGCGGGTCATCAATAATGAGTAGATCAGCACCCCGTCCGGTGATTGCACCGCCGACTCCGGCCGCGAAGTATTCGCCGCCTTGTGCTGTTTCCCACCTCCCAGCGGCTTGTGAGTCTTCTTGTAATCGAGTTTGAAAAATTTTTGAATACTCTTCACTGTCGATTAAATGTTTAGCCTTACGACCAAAGCGAATGGCGAGTTCTCCCGTGTGCGTGACTTGAATGATCTTGAGTTTGGGATTACGGCCCACCATCCACGCTGGCAGAAGGTAAGA